CCACTTGCTAAATTAGAAGCGTTTAATCCTGTTAAATTTTCACCTGAAGCTGCTGGTAAAGTTGCAGGGAAACGAGCATCAGGTAAAGTTCCCGAAGCTACATTCGATGCGTTAATATTTGTTAAAGAAGCACCTGATCCTGAGAATAAGGTTGCTGTTAAATTTGCTGAAATAGATGTGTTACCTGCATTATCTAAAACATAAGATTTTTCAGAAGGCAATGTACAAATAACGTCTTTTGTACCTGCGGAGAAATTGACTAAATTGTCAGAATTCGATGAAGAAATAACAGTATCACGAGAAAGAGTATCCGTAGCTGCATCGGTGACCGTACCAATGCCCACTTCAAATTCAGAAGTAGCACGATTGACAATAGCATAATAAGTAGTGTTTGCATTACCTACTCCTGCTGCAAATGTTTGATAACCAGGTTCTGCACCTGCTAAGTTTAAAGTGCCTGTACCTGTAGTTGTTGAGGTCTCTTTGACTCTATCTGCTACTGCGAATGCCATGTTTTTTTATACCCTATGCCGCCACTTCTGTCCATGTGTTTGTTGCACCTGTGTTGACGTTTACCCAAGTGTCACTAACTCCCGGAACCACATTAGCCCACGGGGTTGATCTCATATTACCTAAAGAAATTGTTAAATCAAGACCTGTCACAGATACGTTTGTACTGCCTATAACCGTAGGAGTGCCATCAGCAAACTGCATGGAAACACCAGTTAAACTATAAGCAGATTCAACGACAACAGTTCCTGTGCTTGATGCAATTGACAGCCCTGTTGGAAGAACATCTGCGTTAGCGGTTACTGTTGGTGTACCATCAGCGAACTGCATTTGTTCACCTGTCACAGAAACAACGACATCAGCAAAAGCAATAACTGTTCCTAAGTTACTTTCTATTTCCTCTCCTGTTAAAGACACAGGAGCTGATCCACTAATGATTGGATCATCTAAATCAGTTGTTATTTCAACACCTGTTAAAGAATAGATAGACTCAGACTCAGCTATTACTGTACCAAGGAATGTATCCATTTGGTCAGCAGGGGGAGTCACTTGAATATTGTTATCAGTAACTAAATCAACATTGTTAAGAGCAATAGTAGAATTAATTCCGACAAGAATGGCTTCAGAATTTATTATTTCATCAGAAGCAAATGGTGCTCCTGCAAAAGTATTACCTGGTTGAAAAGATTGTTCTAAGGCACGTTCAACTGTGCCTTCGCTAAATTGTATATTTATTCCTGTTAGTTCTACGACTACTGAACCAACATGTCCTATTGTTCCTAGTTCTGTATCTGATTGAATTCCTGTTGGAGATATATCTGCATTAGCCTGAATAACAGAAGTTCCTAAAGTAGATGTAATTTCTTCTCCTGTGACAGGGTAAATACTTTCTGATTCACCAACGGCAGTTCCTAAATTAGTGGAAGCTTCAACACCCGTTGTAAGAAATACTGCATTGCCTTCAATAAAAGGATCACCAGGTGTAAATGTAACACCTAAACCAGTTAGAAGGACTTGAGAATTTACTTCTGACTCATCAGAAAAGGCAGAAGCTGCAATAGGTGAACTAGCGTAAGACATAACTTATACTACAAGCAAGTTGCTTGATTGTAAACGAAATGCCTTAGCTAATTCTTAGAATTGCGTTTGTAGCGTCGTTTGTTGGGAACTGAATTGTGAAAGTTCCGTTTGTAGATGTCTTCACACCACCAAAATCTAATACTGCTATCGCTGCATTTGTGTTCGCTGATGAAGTGTTATAAATCAAAGCTGCTTGAGCTGAGATTGTTGCACTTGTAAATGATAAATCATCAAAGTCTACAAAAGCTGTAGATGCTGTTGCGTTAGTTTTGGTTAAGCTGACGTTTGCATTCTGTAGTGTTGCACCGCCTGCTGCGTATGAGCCTGAGTCACCAACTTCGTTAGTTGCTGCATAGGCTGATGTGTTTGCATCCAAAGTTGCAGAACTTGAATAGAGAGCGAGATTGACTGTATCGCTGGATATATCATGATCGCCATCTAACAACTGCTGTTTGAATGTTGCACAAACTGCTTGGTTAATTGCCATTTTTAACTACCTCCCGGGTCTACTGATCTTAGAGGGAGTCGTAATACACCATCGGAATACTCGTCCCTACGTTTACGTCCCATTTGCTCATTAGCATAAAGCTGAAGAGCTTGTTGGAACTTCTGTTCGTATAATTGCATATCTTGTGTATTTTTCAAGTAGGAAAAACTTTCGCCAAGAACTCCATACAAAAGAACCTCGGGGGCATTGTTAGATAAGAAAGTGGTAGCACTAGCATTGCTCGTGTCTATATGCTCTGGAGTTTCATCATACCACATTTCAATTGTATAAACTTGATCGGGAGTAGGCGCTAAAATCAAATTAGTAGCATCCCAGTTAGCCCAATATTTAGGTTGACCATTTGTAGAGCTGCCTGCATTGCTTCGAGTTACAGAATATTCATCGATAAATGTCGTATCTCTTTGCTCCATCCAAGTAATATTATTATTAGCATCAATTACTTGTAATCCTCTTGCAAAACGAAATCCACTAGGAGGCCCAGAGATATCTAAAAAAGCATTATTAGCGGTGCAAGTAGTCGTTGCATATCTTCTCTGATCATCAGTATCAACCTCTCTTGCTACTTTATTTTCTACATTTGTAATAAATACATTGATAACTGCATTAGTTAATACATCAGAAGTTACCTCTGTGTAGTTTCTTACATTTGTTAATAATTCGCTATAGTTCATGATATTACGATTGTCACTGTACCAACTCTACTCTTTACAATCAAGTCACCATTTACCTCTGATGGTTGCATACCGTTACTAGAAAATAAACTTTGATTAGGATTTCCTACTTGAACAACAATAGGTTCCTCTCTATCGGGTCTAGGATTTTGTAATGCTTCGGGATCGGGTCTTGAATAAGGAGGATCTAGTTGAGGATGCTTTGGTTCAAAACATTCAGAACAAACAAATAATCCGTTCCATTCTTTTTTTAAATCTAGGTAAGGGTATTGATAGCCACATCGATCACAAATGGCTTGTGAATATTTACCTGTAGCAAAAGCCATAACTAACTCCTAAAATAGTTTTGTGGTACAAGGTGCACGGAAGTTCGCTGACCGTCCTCGGTCAATGCTCTTTGTAATTCATCTTCGTAATACATTTTCATTTCTTGTACTCTTCCAGGACTATGTTTTTGTGCTAGATAAAAAGCCAAACCAGAGGTCATACAAGGTAAAAATCTATACGGTGCATCGGGAGTATTTGTATAAGCTCCTGCATCTTCAATTCTAGCTAAGTAATAATAATTAATTTGAGTATCTGTTGTGTTTGGTGTGAGATACAAATTGATTTCTACATTCGATAAATTTCTTCTCACATAATATTGTGTTGGAATACCTGTAGAACTTTTGTTTGGTATCGCTTGATACTCTGATCTTGAAACTTTTGTCATGGTAGTATCCGTGCTACCATTTCTAAATACTGCCTCTAACACATCACTTGTATTTGCAGGAGCAGTGTAGGTTGTAGTATTGGCTACTAGGTTTTGTGTATGATTAACAACTTTCCAAAGATGAACTCCTCTGTTGCCCCATTCGGACAATAACAAATTCAAACTTCTTCTAGCTGATTTTAAATCATAACCTGTTCTGACTTGCTTACCAATTCGCTCAAAAGACTCTTCGATAATCTCGTCAATATCTAGATTAAAATCTGTTGTTCCTGAAGTAGCCATACTAAATTACTTTCCCATTGCCATAGCTTTTCTTGGTGAAACCATACCACCAGAAGCTTTTTTCATCATTCCGCCACCACGCTTCTTCATGACTTGCTTTTTCTTTGCCATGCCTCCGCCTCGTTTTTTGATGACTTGTTTCTTTTTACCCATCATGATAGTTACCTCTTTTTATTTAATTGTTCGTACGTACGTTGGCGTTCAGCTACGACTTCCTCGTAGTATTCCTTCGGCCATTTCTCATAATAGCCTATCTTATGGAGTTTGCAACTTGCTTCGTAAAGCTGTTTAAACTTCTGTATGAGCATCATCGAATACTCTAAACCAGAGTGTTCAACGGGTTCTTCTGTAGGATCACAAAGAAAAGCTTCACTATCGGGATCAGCAGGAGTTTCTGGATGAAAGCCCATAAAATAAACATCTCGTCTATTATAGGTCTTATTGTAAAAATCTATCTTATCTTGAAATTGTTCTGGAGTGTATTGCTCAAAAAAGGGATCACAGTAAATAATAATATCATGTTGTTTCTTATTCCAAGATTTAATGACATCGGTTAATTGTTTTTCGTATTTAGATTTATCCATACGAACTTCAATTCGTACTTTGTTATCTTTTCTCCATTTAGCTGCAAAAGGACAGGCGGGAAAACCGATGTGTTTGTTCATTGGTTCTAAGACAGTCTTAGACCAATTGATAACGTCTTTCTTTATCTCCTCAGCTTTTTTTCTTCGAGACAAATGTTTTCACCATTGTGGGCTTACCCCCAGGATTACCAGCGGCTCTTTTTCTGCGAACAGCAGAAGCCTTTTGCGAAGCGCTCATCCGTGTGGCTTTTGCAAGTGGCACACATTTTGGGTACTTCCTTTTTGATCCTTTCGCTGACTTTCTCCCGCAAGGTTGATACTTGCCATCTTTCTTGGGAGCTCCTATGTCTACCCATTTTTCTTTCACCCATTTTCTCAGACCTCCTTGAGCCATTATAGTTTCTTTGTGACCTTTCTTCTATTTGACATCACACCACCACAACCTTTAGCGATACCGCCTTGATTGTAGTTAGATACTTTTTTTCTTTGTTGAGAAACTTTATTAACAGATCCACCTTTTGCTTTTGGCTTTACTTTACCTGAGCAAACTGCACTAGCGTACATATTTGCATAAGCACTAGGGTAGACGTCGAATTTTCTTTTTGCTGCCGCTTTTCCTTTTGCGCATAGTTTTCCCATTACGTTTCACTCCTGGTTTCGTTATCTGTTGTCTCATTTGGCTCCGGCTGATCGTCATGAACACACCTTGCACATTCGCACATACATGATGTTCCACAATGACAAGAACAACCGCATAGCTGACATTGTTTCATTAATGAATTGTACCAATCTCAAAATCGGGTTCAAATACAACATCGTCTTCCATTAATAATCCATAGTCTTGATTAGGAACTCTTCTATCCATTGAGTTCTATCATCAAGCATTAATAATCTATCTTTGATAATAGCAATATCTTGTTGCATTTGTGAAACAGAATCTGCTTTCTTTTCAACTGCATTTAATCTTTCTGACCACATTCCCCATGTCATGGCTAATGTTCCAAATAATACTAAATAAGGAAGGATTGTTTTCAGATCTAATTTCATACTTTAACCTATCATGAATTTCCTTTTTTGCGAATACTTCTTATGAAGGTTTGTCCTTGAACTTCTTCAATCTGAGCCTCAACTTCTCCACAAGTAATAATAACGCCTTGACTCATATTGCGTTCCATAATTCTTTTAGATTTTAAACATTCACTGATAGATGTTTTATAAGTATGTTCTAATAGTTCTCCGTTAGAACCGAATAAGCACAATGCTATAACTAATTTCCACATCAGTGACCATTCCCATTAGCAAATTTAATATCTCGAGTAGCATCTTTTAGTTTTTCCACATCTTTTGTAAGCTGATCTATCATCTCTTCTAAATGTTCAATCATCACTTTGGAGTGTAAATTTTCATCTAAAATACCTTGATGTTTTTCTACTTGTCCAGCTAAGAATTCTAGCAACATATATTGTTCGTCATCCGCAGGTAGATTTCCCATTAACCCCCTTGGCCACTTAATTC